TGTGTCCTTGTGGTGTATCAATAATAGACCCAAGCCTATGATATTTGTTCTTTTTGTTGCCATCCTTGTCTGTGTATGTGCCAACAATGGTGCTCAATTCTGATATTACTTTAGACATTTAAGTTCCTTAATTTATTTACTTTATCTTCTAGCTCTTTTAAAAACTGGATTACTTCAGTCTCTAATTCAGCCAAATATGCTTGATCCAAATCAACTCTTTTGCAAAAAAGTTGAAGATTCTCAGGCATCCTGGGGTCATAGCTCACAAAGTCACACCAGTTAGTCTGTGTGCAACCCATTTGCCATGTCATTTGGGTAATGTACTTGCTGGGCACTTTGCCAGATAACAAAGTGTCAACGTGTGTGGCTGTGTTTGGGCATTTAATCTCCAACAATCCCCCATCAACCAAACCATCTGGACTTGCACCAGACATCTCAATTCTGGGATGTTGGACAAATCCAACTTGGTTAACCATGCAGTTGTACTTGACCTCATAGCTTGCCCTAGCCAGTGGCTCAGTCTCAGTCCCCCACTGCATAGCAGAGTTGCTAAAAGACTCACCAGGCTTGCCTGTAAGCCTCTCACACAGCAATTGAGCCATATAGTTATCCCTACTTGTGGAATAGCCTGATTTGGTCTTTGCTACTATGTCTGCAACTCTAGATGCTGTGACCTTTCCAAGTCTAGCCTGAAACCACTCATCTGTGCCTTGTTCTATTTCCATTATTTAGCCTCCAATTTCTTTTTCATTTTGTCTTTTACAGCAATTACTTTGAGTTGCCAAGGTTTATCACCATCAGTAGCTGAAATAGCCTTAACAAAGTTTTTCTGCAATTCTGGTAAATCTTGGCTTTGAGCTATTGCCTCTAACCAATCAGCCATTTCAGATTCATTAACATTAGATTTTGGTTCTGGCTTTCTAGATGCCATATTGCCATCATCATCCTCTGGAGCAATGCCACAGGCACTCATCAGGGAGTAGCGTCTTGCATAGGTCAAAGCACTGCCATAACCCTGTGGGTCTTGTTTGCTTGCTGGTACATGCAAAACACCACACTCCAAAGTCTCTCCAGACTCATGCAGGAATATAGTTTCTACACTCACACCAGTTGCATTTTCATATAGCTTTTGCATCATGCCAATGCCATTATTATTTAAGGCATCAATAACAGCCTCCACACAGGCTGAAAGGTCTGCATATTTGGATTTGAAATGTGGGTTAGTGCTGGACTTCAGAGCTGGTCCAAACTCTTTCTGTGCCTTTACAAATGCTGTTGCTATTAACTTTCCACCTTGATTAGTCATAATGTTCCCCATGTAAATAAAATAAATAAAATAAATGCAATAACAAAGCAGGCTATGATTACCATTTTGTCTTCCTTATCAAAGCCTTCTTGTTCAAAGTTTGGCTCTGGATGCTCAGGAAATGCCTCAGCTAGTGTTCTTGGAAATGTTTTTGTTGTGGGATTAATATCCCCTTTTCTGAATTTAATTGTCATCTTCAAATTCCTCTGGTTCGCAATTTGGGCATCCTGGATGGTCAGGGTCTTGGCAGTGTGGATGTGCAAAATAATGGCTTTTGTATTGTTTTTCAAAAAAATCTTTAGCCCTTAATTCTGCATATTCAGGGTCTTCATCATAGTCACCATCTGGTTCATAAAATGATCTATTGCTCATAATGTTTCCTTAATTTAGTCTTAATTTAAAAATATCAGTTGTTGTGCTGATGAATAAAGTGTAAGCTAAATCTGACTAAATAACCACAATTTACAAAAAATATTTAAATGTGTTGCTTTTATGTAAGTTATGTCTTACAATTACAACATGGAAAAACAAAGAGCAATTGAATTAGCTGGTTCTGCTTCTAAGTTAGCAAGACTATTAGGAGTGGAAAGACAAAGTGTGCACAAATGGAAAAAGATTCCAGAGGGCAGAGTTTGGCAATTGAAAGTTTTAAAACCTGAGTGGTTTGATAAAACACCAAGATTTTAATATATAATTTTTTGAAACTGGGCTAGGTCTGAAGTCATGAGCAGATCGAAAAGAGAACTCCCCTCCTGCCATAGTTTCTTTTCAGGGAGATACGCGGAGCATTTAATGCACTATTATCAACATCACATTGGTGATTTCATCAAAGACACCTCATTTTTGACCAATGAGGAAGTGGGCATTTATTTAAAACTTATCTGGCTTTACTATGACACTGAGTCACCTCTTCCAAACAATATGTTTGAGTTGACCATGAAAACCAGTTCTAGAGACTCAGAAGAGGCAGTTAAAGGCATTTTGGAAATGTTTTTCACTCTATCTGAGGATTCTAAATTTTGGCATCACTCTAGGTGTGATAAAGAAATAAGTAACTATAAATCATTAATTGATATTGCTTCTAAAGCAGGAAAAGCATCAGCCCTTAAAAGAATGTTAAACAGAACTTCAACGGACGTTGAACAGGTGTTGAACAGGTGTTCATCAGATGTGCAACTAACCAATAACCATGAACCAATAACCAATAACCATAAACCAAATATAAATACTATACAGTCAGGAGCAAAGCTCCTAACTTGCCCCCATCAGGAGATTTTGAAACTTTACCAAAAGCATTTACCCCATTTAACCCAGCCAAGGGTTTGGGAGGGAGCTAGACAAACAAACCTGAAAAACAGATGGGTACAGGCATCCCAAAAGTCTGATTTTTCAGATGGATATACCACTTTGGAGGAGGGACTTGTCTGGTGGGATGAGTTTTTTCATTACATAGCCAAAGACACTAAGCTATTTTCAGGCTTTGAAAGTAATAACAGAACTTGGAGACCAGACCTAGTTTGGATAGTAAATGCTAGTAATTTTCAAAAAATCATTGATGGGAAGTACAACAAATGAGCTTTAAAAAATCAGAAACTCAAAATGAGCCAGAAAAAGAAGTCCATGGACTGTGTTCTAGGTGCATGTCTAGGCAGTTAAATTCAGTCTTGATAAACTTTGGGACTACTTGTGAATCTTGTTTTAATGCTTATTGTGAAGCACCTAGTCCTTATGATTTATCCTACAAAAAGTATGAGGGTGATCCAAAAGGATGGGCAAAAAGGATAATTGATAGATATGAGTCTGGTGAAAAAGTTAGACCAATTTCATTAAAGTTTGCACAAGAGGCTTTAAGAAATAAACATGAACATGGAGAATATTAAATGACTGTTAAAACTATTTGGCAACCAGTTCCATCTTGGGAAATAGCTCAAAAAAGACTTTTACCCAATAAATTGCCTACCAAATATGAAGTGCCTAAAAGGCAAAGAAACATTGGCACAAAAAGACCAAATGTTCTCAGAAAATGGATTTTTGAAGATGTTTGACTGGGATGCAGAGTATGCAAGCATAGTCAAATTTTATGCTCAATTAGCTTTGAGAAATGGATGGATTGATTATGTAAGGTATGCAGTTAAACAAAAACAAGAAACAGAACCTTTACTAAAAAATTTGGCAAAAGATGTGGCTCAAAAAATTAAGGAATTACAAAATGAGAACAGCAAGCAGGATTGATAATAACCAAAAAGCTATTGTGGAGGCTCTTAGAGCTGTTGGAGCTACTGTTTACCATATCAAAGAGCCTTGTGACCTATTGGTTGGCTATCATGGTCAGACCTTGCTTATGGAGGTCAAAAACTTAGACAATTCTTATGGCAAAAAAGGATTTAATGCAAACCAAAAGCATTTTGCTGAAAATTGGAAAGGAGGAGCTTTTTGCCTTGTAGATAGCATTGAATCAGCTCTCAGAATGTTAAACATAATGGTTGATTAATATGCAATACAAACTTGTTAATCCCCAGCAAGGTTCAGCTCTAATGAAAACCTTGTGGGCAAAAATGAAAACAGCATTGGAATCAGGGAAAACCCTAGTTCTTAATGTTCAAGAGGAAACCAGGACACATGACCAAAATGCCAAATTCCATGCAATTATTGCTGACATAGCAAAGCAGGCAGAGCATTATGGAGCTAAGTGGGATGTGGAGAGCTGGAAAAGATTTTTAATAGACCAATTTGCCTCAGAAACAGGTCTGAGAGCTTCCAAAGTTGCTCCATCCTTAGATGGGTATAGGATTGTGCAGTTAGGGCTTCAGAGCCGTGCTTTTACAAAAGACCAAGCCAGTCAATTTGTGGACTGGTTAGAGGCTTGGTGTGCTCAGAAAGGAATTGAACTTGAAAGCAAACCCTAAAAGGCAATATGTTAGAAGTACCAAACTTTTAAATAATATTAGATACCTACATTGCCATGCTTGTGGTGCTGATGACCAAACAA